TGATACGGCAATTCTGCATCTCGGGGGATTGGTTCGTTGCGATAAGAGACGCGTTCTCTTTTAGATTTAACCCGCCTGAAAAGTCTTGGTAAATTATCTCACGAGAGGTATTTTTAAACGTTGGAATTTTTAGCTGTCCCATATCACCATCCCCCTACCATGAAGAAACATTAATAATTCCCGAACCAGTTTCGTTATTTGGTTCACACTCGCGTAGAAAAAAATCAAATTGATTGAGGAGAGTTAATCCCTCGGCTTGCTTCCCATTGGCAAACAGCCAATTTCCAGCGCAAAAATAGGCCAAGTAGGAATGAAATTGGCTTTGTATCTTGGGCACATCCGTATCTAAAACCAATGCATCCGGTCGCTTGTTGTAATAGACGAAAAAACTGCCTTCATAACTCGAATCAATAACGATATTTCCCATTTCCTCGGAATAATCATTAAACAATCTGCGTCGATTATCGCTATTAAGGAATATAACTTTATTGATGTTAATGAAGTCGGTTGGCAGAGGATTCAACACATCTCCAACATCTGAGGAGACTTGGACAAGGGTGAATACTGCTTCGATTTTGTCTTTTTCAGCAAACTTGTTTTGGGCAGTGTTCAGGAACCCAGGAAAGGCTAATTTGAAATCTGCTATTTCGGTCTCTTCAAGCAATATCCCATCAGCCGAATATGAGTTAGCTAGGGTTAATGCCAAGTCTCGTATTTGTGAAAGATTCATTGAAATTCATCCTTTCAATAAAAATAAGGACGCTGGTTAGAGCATCCTTTGTGATGTTCGGTTATTGGGTCTTTAGCGAAGGTTAATAACTACTTTTTGTTCCACCTGTGCCGATAAGGTCTGGTGGGGAAAACTTGCAATTGTGGACGTGCATAATAGCTCCTGTGCCTGTGTTCCCTACTGATAATCCTGCATCAGAACCATATGATATGCACCCATCTAGCCACATTTCTGTCAATCCGTCCTGCCCCTGAAAATCACAATTTTGATAATTAGATGCCTTTGACTTAAAGCCGAGACATCCCATATTCCATGCTTGAGTATTATTAAGCACATCAGCGACATTGGGTCCCATATTATTATAATAAGCACCATTTATCCTTATTATGATCCCACCGTCGTGCATGGTGGAGCCGTTATCTGTGTTGCTTTCACTCCCGTTGCTCCTGCCTACGCAATTTACTTCGATTGCTTTAGGTGCAAAGTTGTTAGATAAATGATAGTTAAACCCATCATTAATATTTTTTGAAGCAACACACCCTTGAGTGTATGAAAATGGCACTCCGAATATTGATAGACCACCATTCCCTCCCGTTGCATACTTAAAGGTACAGTTTTTCGCTGAAAACATAGCATTTACATCTAATGTAGACGTTGTTTGTATGTCTACTGCCCCTGTTTTCCCACCTTCAAAATTAATTCCTTCTAGGTAAGTCACAAAATTACCATAGTTCCTCACATTATAGATATCTAAGAATACAGCAATATCAGAATCAGCAGGGCGAGAATCTAAAGTGTGGACGTAAAGCATTGGAGTTGCATAGTAATATGATCCTATAGTCGCATCGACTTCAGCTATAGACCCTACGGGGGTTAATTGTGTATAGTCTCCATTAACATCTTTATGCAAACCGTCATAAACAGAAGCGACAACCGTCCTGCTAGCTTCATAAACATTTATTCGCCCAGCGGTTTTTGCGAATGTCAGAAGTCGCTTAGTGCTTATCGTAACGTCTGCCCCAGGCAACGCTTTGATAGAGATGTTTTTGCTAATGCCGTGGTCATTGTTGGAGTTAGCGTCTTGATAATACCCACTAGCTACCATTATTATATCCGCGTCCTCCTTCATAAAAGCAGTAAAAAGGCTTTTGACAGCTGTTGCGGGTGTCAATCCATCATTGGCGTCAGATTTGGTTATGTCAACGTAATATGTTTTTCCTGTTCCAACATATTGCAAAGTTGATACATCAAAATCTGTTTCAAATTTTCCATACTGATTTTGATATATTGTTATAGGAGCAGTATTCCATGTGAATCCTGTTGGAAATGGTACTAGAGTAAGTGTTTTCTTTCTTCTTTTGCCGTAACTCATAATACGCCCCCCCCCTACACTAAGTCATAGCGTAAAGTAGCCGAACCACTCGCTACACTATAGTGCATAGATGTCCCTTTGATATTTCTTTCAAATGGTTCTCCGGGTGCAATATAAAATAGAGACGTTGCTGTTGACGTACTTTGATCAATAGCAATAATTAACTCATTTGGACCATCATTGACAAGTGAAACAGAGTTGAAATCACCAGTTATTGATTGATCCACAGTAGTTGCATTTGTTTTTCCTGCCTTTATAATGTTCGGTAAACTCCCAATAAGCGAAGTTCTGAGCGACCCATCTGGATTTATCTTAGCTTCGTTCCCCTGTGAATCAGATATTCTTGACATTTCTTATCCCCCTCTTGGGTTTTTCTTTTGTTATTGCTGGTTTTTTCTTTGCTACTTTTGAGGTCGCAATATGTCTCGCTTCAATCTTCGGTGCAACTTCTTCCTGCTCTGTATCCCTAGCTACCGGACGCAGGACTTCGAGAAGTTGCAGAAGTAGTTCGTTTGCTTTACGTGACTCTGTGCGTATGTCATAAAGCAATTGACGCTCAGACGTTGATGTGTCGATTTGTGATTCTTGCAATTAGTTCATCTCCTGCTTATCTAGTGCCCAATCATATGCCCACCTTGCAGTTCTGGAGGACTTCCGTAGTTGGTGTTCTTGCGCTTCCGTAGGTTTGAGACTACATTACTATTCTTGAGAACTCTACTAAAAATCAGTAGAGTTCTCTATGGTTTTATAGGTATTTAGTAACAGTATTTCTAGCCCTCTTATACGTCTGCTGTTAATCTAGTGACTTGATCTCCGGCATTATTAACTTGGACAATCGCTGTTTTAGTTGCAGCCACTGATACTGCTGTTCCGCCAGCTACCTTAATAAGCGCGGCAAGAGTAGCGTGAGCATTTACTACTACATATATCTTCCCTGGTAGACCGACAGGGACGATGATAGCCTGTGTTGCATGGCCTGTAGTTACTTCTAATCGTGTTGTTAAAGCTTGTGCTGCTGTTAGGGTTAAGTCTGCCGTGGCTAGTGTGATTGCGGCAAGGACACCACCCTGCATTGTCTCGGAACCGGATAAGTGGTTTCCGGTTAGCGGACCGAATACCCCATCAGGCGCAGTAAGGGCATCTACGTTTGACATTCCCAAGTGAATCACTCCTTAAAATAAAAAGATTAAGCGAGTATTTCTACTCGCCTAGTTGATTAGAATGAGCTGGCACCGGAAAGACCAGGTGCAGAGCAGAGAATTGTTCTCCAGTTGTTAGGGGCTGCGCCGTGTCTTGCTCTAGCTCTCCAAACGTTATTATCGGTATTCTCATCAATTGTGCTTCTAATTGTCAACGGAATACGGTCAAGCCAGACGAGTGCTTCGTACGCTTCGTTGAACGAACTGTCCAATAACATCCAGCAATCTGCATTCGTGCCGCTAATTGCTTCAAGGTAAGGCGAAAATACTATATTCCATCGGCCATACATAAAGTTGCTTGCGCGGTTTGCTGTGGTGGGATTATTCTCGGAACCGATCGCCTCAAAGACCAATTTTTTAATACCGGCCTTATCTGGAATAACGATTGTGTCAGGGGAAACCGTCAGAATTTGGCCATTATCATCTTTGAAATAATGCATTTTTTCCTCTGCATAAGCAAGGTTGTCGTAAGAAAATGCACCATTATAGAGGTTCGACTGTACGCCGGTCCCCCCCGTAATCGAAGGATGGTCAACGGCAAACATGGCTTTTTTATCAGCGCAGGAAATATCGAAATTCTTTCCTCCAAAATTCATGGTCGTAGCATTTCCACTATTCAGGAGTTTTGCGGCAAAGAGTTCGCGGGTTCGGTTATATGTCATCATAAACTGATTTGTCTTTGATCGAACCTTGCCCATCTTGGAATCCTCAATCATCTCCTGGCTGATAGCGAATGAATTTTTCCAAGTTTCAGGCTCAATGACGCGACTATAACCTTCTTGGAAGTCAGTTTCGGGATACTTGCCGGCCTCTCCAACAGGCTTAAAATCGCCCATTGATGTTTCGGTAGTATACTTCGACGCAAAGTCCTTCGTCTCATCCTTAAAGAAGATGTGGTCGATGATGGACATCTTCTTGAATGCTTCTTCCTGTTCCTCCAAAATCATCACAATCGGTTCCTGCGACTTTCCGTATGCACTTTCATTAACTCCACTTGTTTTACTGATAATCATTGCTTTCACTCCTTAAATTTACTCATAGAAAAAGGACCCCTCGCCCGAGAAGTCCCACTGGGTCACAAGATCGCTTATGCCTTGAAGTACCCTCTTACAGTGGAGGTTGTGGTTGCCCCGTTAGTAGCAGATACCTTGAAGTTTCCACTTGTTGCGGTGGCCGTTACGAGTAAACCATCGGTATGCAAGGTAACTTTATTCCCTACCAATGTAGCTGCCACGGTAGCCATACTTTGAGTTTCGTACTCTGTTTGGTCATTGATACGAACTACGGCTAGAGGTTTAACGGATGTTGACTCAGCCGTTCTAGACTGCATTGCAATAAACTCAGGCATCACAGTTGCCCCACACTTTGTCAATCGTCCACTAATTTGTACCAACGCTTCTCCCAGCGTTGCTCCTTCATTATCGGTCAGCAAAAGATACTCGAACGGGCTTTGTGCCCCATCATTACTTGCGCATCGTTTAAAAGCCATTTGAATTCACTCCTTATTTGTTTTGTGCCTTTTTCCAGTGTTTTTGGTACTCGGCCATGGACTTTCCGGGGTTTAGACTCATATACATCTCCATGACATCATCGGGAATTCTAACCGTGTCCCCTTCGATCCCCTTACCGTTGCCTCTTACGTGATCCTTTGACTGAATATTGTTAAGTGCAGCTTGCTTGGCGGCTTCAGCTTTTTTAGTTGCTATAGACTCATAATTTACAGCGGCATAGGCTTGCTTGAGCGTAATACCCGATTGCCCATTTCTCCACACTCTCCAAACATCAGCAGGAACATCGGTAGCAACCTTAATCTCATCGAATTCTTTGCTCAACTCGTTAAAGCTCTCAACTAGAAAATGGTCCTCCTGCACTTTGGCCGCCGCTTGTCTTGCCTGCTCTAATGCCTGGTTGTTCTCTCTGGCTTGCTTTACGTCAGGATGTTCGGCCACAATCTTATTGACTAGCTCAGGGTCAATGCCACTGTCTTTAAGTTCTTGTAGATGAGCTTCACGTTCTTCCGCTTTAAGTGCTGCTTCAAACTCTGCTACCGTATTTAAGCCATGTGACTTGCCGTATTTTTCGGCTACATCAGCATCAGAGTAAACTCCAAATTGGCCGTACTTCTTAGCTATTTCGATATCGCGCGTTCGCTGCAATTCTACTTCGCTTGCCCTACGTTCTGCCGCCTCTGTTTTTAGTCTCATTTCCCTCATCACTCGATCTACAGAGGGGTCTTGCTTGGGCTTAGTTCCTGTCTCAGCAGGTACATCAGTTGTTCCTTCACTTTGCTTCTCTGCTGACTCTGTGGACTCTATAGATGGTTCTGCTGAGGTATCCGTGGTTTGTTCTGTTGATACTTCCGAACTAGTCTCTTGTGGTGCAGCGACCTCACCACTTCCGCTACTATCTAATTCATCCATAAACGGACGTAGGTTTCTAAGATTGAAAACAAACATAATGAATCTCCTTTTGCGTATCCGTTCGCCAACGTATTACATCCATGTGGAGGATGACTCCTGCCCCAAATTAGGCAAAGGGAAAGGTAGCCGTAATAGCTACCTTATTTCCCAGAACGAAGGTCTTTGCCGGTGGATTTCACAGGCTTTGCATTGGATTTGTTGATGTTCAACGCTTTGATGTAACCTGCGCTGTTTTGAGGAATGCTTAAACGTTGTTCGCTGTCCCTTGCCATTGTTACCACCTCCTTTGATTAAAGTTGGGTATAAATAAAAGCCACTATTTAGTGACTTATCAGTTAGCAATATAAATTAGTGCAAGGGCATCAACTCCTTTAATATACGGAAGGGTTAATTTAACAAGGCTTTTTAGAAGTAGATTTCTTGGTAGATTTTGAAGTTGTTTTCTTGGGCATCGGTGTTACAGCCCCTTTCTTCGGTGGCATCGACACGCCAGGCATCGCCTTCATTAGCATAATAGTGATTTTGTCAGGTTTTTTCTTGCCGGTTGTCTTCTCTCCCGGTGCAGGAAATGGTTTTGTTGGGTCCTTTTGTTTCGCTTTTGCTTTTGCTTTTGCCATTATTGTTGCCCTCCTCCGTTTTGTTGAGCTTGTGCATGATTCTCCATCATCTTTTGTATAATTTGTACCTTCGCCTTATCCGGTGCATCTTTAAACGCTTGTTGTTCACCTTCGCTCATATGCGCCAACGCTTCCTGTATGACTTGCATTACTTGGTCCTGTGGGTTTATACCGCTTTGCTGTTCTTGTGGCTGTGGCGGCTGTTCTGTGCCTTGTGGTGGGTTGTTGGGTTGTTGTGGTCCTGTTATCTGTTGCGGTTGATTCATTTGCGGTGCTGGTTGAGGTTGCGCCGCCTGTTCTCCTGCCAATACTAAAGGTTGTCCGCCTTGTGATTTAATGCCAAGTTTTTGCAAGAACTGTGATTGCGCTTCTGGCATCATGTCTTTGTAATTGGTGGTTACTTTCGGAATAGTTGGCGGAGCCTTGGACGCTGCATCCATCGCCTTAGTAATTCCATCAAGAATAATCTTAGCGTTAGGATATTTTTGAGCTACCATTTGCATCCAGAATGTCGCGGCGGCAGGAGTAGGATCGTATGCGCCATACTTGAGCATTTCAGTCGCCTGTTGGAATAGCCACATCTTGTCTCTCGGTAATCCCTTACCTGCGTCTGATTGGAAGATGAAATCTGTATTGTAGTAAAGCTCACCGGCCTTATCTCTAACTAAGAAGGCGTATTTATTAAAGTCGCCATATGAGTCTTTACCATTAGCATCCTTAGTAACAAAGGGGCGTAGTTCATCGTAAAAAGCAAGCTTGAACTCGAACATTATTTCATAGAGTTCTTTGAACGCTGCGTATTTGTTTGATTCCTTGGAGCGTAAACGCCCACCGGCCTGTTGTACTTGAATTTGTTTCGCGATACCGGATACTGCCGATGAATCAGATTTACCTTGGAAGGAGTTTGTAATACCAAGCGTGGACTGTGCTGCCTTGTATTGTTGTTGAGCGAATGCCATGTCATTCGAGATATCCGCGGTTAAATTTTTAATACCTAATGCATTCAATTCCGACTGGCTTCCTCTGATAATCGGGTAAAGCTCATTTGATAAATTGAACCTGTGTCCTTCCAATGCGGTAACTATGGCTGTTCCCCTGAAAATCTTTTCCTCAATAACGCTGACTACTTTCTTATAAGCGTCCTGCTGATCCCGGATAACATCCACATCTGATTGACCACCAAAGGCGAAGTTGAGGGGAATGTTTTCACGAATAATGAGAGGGTATCGAGTTGGGGTAAAGTAGGGTACTTTTGTTCCTGCTTTTAGGATTTCTCCAGGTTGGCCGTTAACAGATGCAAGAGTAACGTCAGAGCCGAGCGTTTCTTCTGCAACTATTTTTCCGTCAATACGGCGGGC